AAGGCTCACAAGCAAGGTTGTCCTCATCTATAGGAAATACAAGCCCTGAACCTATCATTGGTATGCCTTTTGACCTCATATCTCGCTCATGAGGTGGTAAGGCAGCTAAAATCTGTTCTTTCATGTCGTCAGTTAGATGTTCTGCATCTTCCCAACCTGCTGTAATCAATGCCTGTTGTGGTTTTAGATCACTTGTAAAATTCTGTACGACCTCTGTAACCCCTGATTCAGGCGTAAAGGTTAGATATACTTGGCCTTGTCTGTCCAATGTCCTTGTAATACATTGGGAATAGATATCTTGTGGTGGTTCTTCATCGAGCCAAATAAGGTCAATCGACTCCCCCATAAATTTTTCAGCACCCATTTCATAGGCTTTAAAGGCAACACGAGACCACCCACCTGATTTGTGTTTTACAAGCACGGAGGAATGTGCGTTAGGCACACCTGGTTTTCTTGTCGTTTCACCAATGAGATGTTTAGGTATTGAACCTTTTCCCTTATCTCTAGGGTTGTCTGGTTGCCCAAATAATTCTTTTTGACAGATATCACGGGTTGTTTCATTACTAGCCCCACATACCCAAGCCTTTATCGGCTCTTTATATCTTTTGCCTTTCCACCACTTAGGATAAAGACCTGTTAAATGGATAGCCATCTCCATAGCCCCTACATAGGACTTGCCCACCCTGTTCGCTGCCATCAACAACCTTTGGTTCGCCTCTGATCCACTTTCATGGAATCTAGACTGAAACCTATAAGGTGTGTAGTAGTTTAATCTATTGGTCTGTTGGCGAGTCTTTAGAGTGGATATTATTTCTTCTATTCTTTGATTTTCAGTAGACATAGTTATCCAATTCCAAGTCTACTCTTTTTTTTTCTAAAAACAACCATATCTTGTGTTTTTGTTAGATTGAATTGGCACATGTAGTGTTATCATATATATACTGTATTTTACCCAAGAGAATATGGATGGGACTATATATATAATCACGCGTGGGCATGGGGGTCGCGTGTGTGGTTTCGCGTGTATTCTATCTATCATGCTCAGTTATTTTTCCTCTCTATATAGATTGTTATGGCTAGTAAATGATATATATGATAGTAAAGCATACTAGATTTATTTTCATGTGATAGTGTGCATATAGGAACGTCTATCAAGCATGTAGAATAATTCTATATTCAATCCATAAAGACAAGTGATATATATTAATAAGGCTTATTAGTGTTTATATACATAGGTTTTATAAAATGCCTTAATTGGTAAGGCTTTGCCGATTTCCTATTCATGGCTCTGAGATGTAAATATTGGGTATATTTTTTATTTGACCTGACAGTTATACAGACAATAAAAAAGCCTAGTTTTTAGGCTAGGCTTTCATATAGTTATGTGATGATGTTTAATATCTGTTAGTTATTAATCTATAACCGTGCTCATTAGTTATAAATGACTTATTTTTATACATGTCTTTATTTGCTATATATTCATTAGCCTTATTTTCGGCTATTTTTTCAATACCCTTTATAAAGGCATATGATATATTTATTTTAAAACTATGGTCATATTCATATGTACCATTATCATCAGCTATATAAAAATCGAATCTATCCTTAAAATTATAGACTATTTTGCATTTTTCCAATGGATATATAAATGTTATTTCTTTATGCATTTTCACAATAAAACCTCACTATTTTTATTAATTAATTCATTATTAATCATATATTCAGATAATGCAAATAAAAAA